GATTTCAAAAAGCTGAAGGATATGGTTGATGTTGATATCGTAAAGCATTTGGATCATAAAGACCTCAATACGCTTTTTGATAACCCCACTTCAGAGAACGTGGTTACATGGATAGCAGATAAACTCAATACTACATTGGAAAATTCTGAAATAGTTCTTGAGAGAATCAGGTTCTGGGAAACTTCAACCTCATATACAGAATGGACAAAAGAAAGGTAGAAAAGTGTATGATAAAGAAGCTAATAAGGATCTATTCAGAGAGATGATTTTGTCTGCAATAACAGATTTGGATAAAGTATCTACTACAGCAAAAAAACAAGAGATTGAAACAGATAGACAGTCAGCTTTCAAATGGTTTGAATCGAATAGTAATAGACCTGGTTCTTTTGTTTGGTGTTGTCAGATACTAAGTGCTGATGAAGAGGCTTTAAGGAAAGTTATTTTTAACGAAGAGATGAGGAAGAAATTGAAGTTCAAACTAGAAACAGCGAACAGAGAGAGAACAAAAAGAGGGGATGATGAAAACTCTGAAAGTGAAAGAGATTTTTAGAAGTATAGAAGGTGAAGTGTGCAATACAGGACAAGGAAGAATCACAACATTTATTCGTTTGGCAGGGTGCAATTTGCGTTGTAGAGCTTGTGACACACCTGAAGCTCAGAGTTTTGCTTCAGGAACTGAAATGAATATTATTGATATTGTAAAGGAGTGCAAGACAAAGAAAGTCACAATAACAGGTGGTGAGCCTCTTCTACAAGAAAACGTATTTGATCTGACCAGGGAACTGAATGTGGAGAAAAAGATTGTTTCGATTGAGACTAACGGAACAATTGCTGCTTTCGGTTACGGAGTAAATAGTTTTGTTGTGGATTATAAGCTACCTAGTTCAGGTATGGAAGACAGAATGAATATGTTCAACTTCAATGGATTGCGACCGAGAGATTTTGTAAAGTTCGTTATAGGAACTGAGCTTGACTTGAAAAGAGCTATCGAAGTATACAGACAGTTGAAAGATGGTCGTTTATGTCATGCTCAATTTGCTTTCTCCCCTCTCAACAAAATAAACCCTGATGATACTATAATAGGACATCACTACATACTCCGAGAGCTAGAAGCGCAAGGCATAAACGATTTTTATCTGAATATTCAAGTACATAAGCTCCTTGGTCTGAAATAGAGGTTTTTTTCTCAACCCTTTAACTTTTTCGCTTCACTTTTTAAAAAGTGTGCTAGTATAATAATAACAATCGAAATCAAGCAAGGTGCTTGAAGGGAGTAAAAAATCAAAACAATCAAGGAGAAACAAGAATGACAAAGGCAGATCTGATTGATGGTATCAGGAAGAACATTGAAGGGGTGAACAAGGACAAAGCAAAGGGGATCGTTGATTATATCTTCACTGAGATAAAGGTAAAGTTGATGCAAGGGGAAGAGGTTGCAATTCATGGGTTTGGGAAGTTCAAGATAGCTATTCGCCCTGTACGAACAGGACATAATCCCAGGACAGGGGAAGCACTTGAGATCCCTGAGTCAAAATTGATCAAGTTTAAAGCTGCCAGAGAAACCAAGAACGAACTGAACGACAAATAGGAGATACAATGAAAAAGTTGGAAGATATCAAGTCGAAGGAGCTGCAAACGGCAGCTAAAGCGATCAATGAAAGTGGGCTTCTCGGAGATGTGAAGATTCGCATAGTAGGAACAGGCAAAGAAGCTTTGCTCAAGGTTTTCACTGAGAAGTTCGATAGTATTCTTTACAAAGAAGGATCTGATGATCCTGATCCCGTAGCAACAAAAGAACTTGCGGAGAAAGCAAAAGTCGCAGTAGATTTTTACAATGCTGTTTACTCAGATGAGGGCAACGAACCTGCTCCTGAACCAGAACCTGAAAAGAAAGAAGAGGCAAAGACCGAGGAGCCTAAGAAGAGAGGTCGTCCTAAGAAAGAGAAAGCGGAAGGAGACAAGCCTGCTGAACCGAAAGAGAAGAAACCTCGTGAGCGTATGCCTATTCAGGACCTCCCTCGATCTCGATATGGCCATTTGATAGGAACTCAAGCAGCAGCGATTGACGATGCTCTTTGGGAAGGTGGAACTTTGGACGAAATAGCAGAGAAATGTACCTGTAAGAAGTTTCGTATCCAGTCCCATCTCAAGCATATCAAAGATAAAAGACCTACTCTTACTCTCACAGAAACGAAAAAGAAAGTAGGAGAAGCCGAAGTATCTTTTTTTAAGATCGAACAAGAAAAAATGTAGTTTCAATTTAAGATAGAGGCTTTCTTAGTATAGGTAAGCCTCTATCTTCCTTTGCTTTCCGTTTCACTATTCTGTTGGAGAATAAATGGATCAGAAACATGTCGAACATTGTATTCGATCTATGTTAGAAACAGGTTTGGATCTCAATATTCACAATCCCAATTATAAAGATACTCCTAAGAGAATAGCTAAAATGTATTGCAAGGAGTTTCTTTGTAATTGTGATACAGAATTTGATGATTACGCCTGTTTTCCTAATGAGTATAACTATGATCAGATCATTTCATTTCCTAAGATAAGTTTCATTTCTATCTGCCCTCATCATTTTCTTCCTGTATCAGGATATGCTTGGTTCTTCTACATTCCGGATAGAGTGCTAATAGGAGCAAGCAAACCTGCTCGTTTGATTAAACATTATTCAAAACAACCTATTCTTCAAGAGTCGCTAGGAGAACTCATTCTTGACAGATTTGAAACTAATATACAGCCGCAAGGTTGTATGATCTACATAGATGCTGTCCACGGATGCATGGCACACAGAGGCATAGAAGAACCTGATTCGGGAATGATAACATCTGTGGTTAGAGGTTCTTTCAAAGAAATATCAGTCTTGGAAGAAAAGGCTATAAAAATGATTGAATTATCATTAATGATGAGGAGATAAGAAGATGCAACTATTCATAGGAAATGAAGCAGAGGGTCCTGATAAAGGAGCTCTTACTTTATTCATCGGGTCTAAAGATGTAGGCAACAATGAGATCTTGAAAATCCTGAGTGAAAACCCTGAGATAAAACGAGTCTATTTCGGAGCAAACAATAACCAAGGCATTTCTGATATTAATGTTGAATTGCTTGAGCATCTAACAAAAGAATCAGAGGTTGTTATAGAAATAAACAATCCTGAGCAATATGCAAAGATATGGGATAATCTTGCATATATGCAACCTGATAATATAAAAGTAGTTCTTACTTTGCCGGTTGCTTTTGATTTTGATTTTATGGGATGTTTTGATATCAAATTGGTAAATGAAAAGAAAGAGGTAGTCTGGTTTGAGATGAAAAGCAAATATTTTACAGAACCTGACGATATTTTATACAAAACAGATAAGGAGGTTGTATGAGAAAGTTATGGTATTTTCCTTTAGAACCTTATCGTTCTCGATATACTTGTCAGTTGTCGAAGGAAAAAGAGGGATGGTTAGAGTCAAGATGGAATCAAATAGGTTTAAATTATGAAAGAATAGAAGGAGCAAGCCTAAATGATGATATAAGATCAGGTAGCGTTTTAGATGCTTGCGGTCGAGGTTATTGGTCATGTAGTCAAATTCAGAATTTTCTAAGGAAATTAAATGAGGGAGAAATAAGCTCAGATGATTGTATTTATCTTGATGATTTTTGGACGCCGGGTATAGAAGCTCTTCCCTACGCTTTTCATCTAACAGGTATTAAACCTAAAATATTTGCCATGCTCCATGCCCAAACTGTTGACATTTATGATTTTACATACCCTATGAGAAAATGGATGCGACACTTTGAAGTAGGGCAAGGCAATTTCTTTGATGGCATATTTGTAACCAGCACCTGTCTGAGAGATCTATGCTTGTATGCAGGCGTAGGGAGTGAAGAAACAGTACATATCACGGGTTTGCCTTACAATAGTGATGAAGTTAGAACTCACTTTCCTGGCACACTTCCGAAAAAGAAGAATCAAATAATTTTCACTTCGAGGTGGGATGAAGAAAAAGATCCTTTGTTCTTTCTTTCCGTTGTTGATGAAATACTCGAATCAGGAAATGACTACATCAATTTCTTAGTGACCACATCCTCCCCTGAACTACGATCTAACAACCCTGAGCTTATTGACAAGGTGTATCGCTACAAAGATAAGTATCCTGATAACTTTGATATCAAAATCAATCTCACAAAAGAGGAATATTACCACAATCTGTTGGAATCAAAAATTCAATTCAATTGCGCCCATCAGGACTTTGTAAGCTGGACTTTACTAGAAGCAACAACTTGTGGTTGCATTCCTGTGTATCCTAACTACCTTAGTTTCCCTGAAGCTTTGCAATATGCCTACGATATGATGTATGTAAAAAACGATGTTCAATCCGCTGCGAATAAGATACTTCAGGAGATCAATTTCGGAGGAATCAAGTATGTTGATTGGATTTACCTTCCCTATGATTACAGTTGGTTGAGAATGTTGAATGTTATGCAAGGAACACAACAGTACCCCAAAAAGGATTGGTAGAATGAAAATTTATGTGTGGTTAACAACTCAGTTTGAAGGGTACCATAATTGGCCTGATGCTCCTGTTCATTTGTCTTTTTTACGTTCTACCCATAGGCATATCTTTCATGTGAAGATGTTGTTTGAGGTATCGCATAGCGATAGGGATATTGAGTTTATCGAAACTAAATGGAAGGTAGAAGATTACATAAAAAACAGATGGGATTCATCTCAAGCTCGTCCTCGCACAGGAGTTTCGTGTGAGATGATAGCTGAAGATTTGCTTGAGCATTTTGATGCTTTCAGGGTTGAGATATCTGAAGATGGTGAAAACGGTGCGATAGTAGAAAGAGGATGATATGAAATGTTTTCTTGATTCAGGCGCTCACTCTTTGTATGAGCGTGTAATGAAAAGTCTGCATAAAGGATCAAAAAGAAAAGGAGATATTGATTATTCTTATGTAGAAACAAAAGAGTTTTGGAAATATGTTGATGACTATGCCGAATTCATAAAACAAAATTTTGATCATATTGATATCTATGTCAATGTGGACGTTATTTTCAATGGGGAAGCTTCTTGGCGAGTTCAAGAATATCTTGAGAAAGAACACGGATTGTCACCTCTGCCTGTATTTCATCCAAAAGAAGATTTCAAATGGTTAAGAAAGTATATGGATAAGTATGAGTACATAGGAATAGGCGGGTTAGGTCAGGACATGACAAAATCGGATTACTATGATTTTGCAGATAAAGTATTCGGAATGCTTTGTGATTATCCTGATTGTTTGCCTAGATGGAAGACTCACGGATTTGCTATGACCTCTCCCGATCTGTTATATAAATATCCCTTCTTCTCTGTCGATAGCACAAGTTGGGTTCAATTTGGTAGATATGGGATTATCTTATTTCCTAAACAAGGCAGATATGATAGATCCCCTTACACAATCAAAGTATCCACTAAATCCCCATCTCTTGAAAAAGCAGATAAACACCTACAAACTATGTCTGTAACAGAACGTGAGTATTTGGAAGAAGTTATCAGTGGAGAAGGTTTTACACTAGGCAAGAGTCATTTTGAAAATGGAAAGGAGGTTGTAGAAGAACCGGGTTTGAGCAATGATTGTTCTGTAAGAGATAAGTGGAATATGCTTTTCTTTCTCAGAATGGAACAAGCTTTACCTAAATGGCCTTGGGCTTTCAAACACAAAAAAGGAATATTTACAGGCGCTTTTGACTTATGAGAGGAGATATTATGAAAGTTGTAATTGCAGGAAGCAGAACAGCCAGGTACGCCGATGTAATTGAAGCTGTCGATTGGTCAGGTACAGGTCGAAATATCACAGAAGTTGTATGTGGTATGGCAAGGGGTGCAGACTCTCATGGGAAGGAATGGGCGCAACGCAACAATATCTCTGTAAAAGAGTTTCCTGCTGATTGGGATAAATATGGTAAATCAGCAGGCTTTATACGAAATAAAGAAATGGCAGAGTACGCAGACGCAGCTATAGTTTGTTGGGATGGCAAATCTCGAGGCTCTGTCAATATGATTGAGGAGATGAAAAGGTTAGGTAAGCCTGTTTTTGTCTGGCAATTTAAACCTCACTAAACACAATTAACTATAGGAGCAATACAATGAGCAGCAGTTTGACACAAGAAGAAATAATGCAAAGGTTTGATGCTCTGGTAAAGAAAGCAGAACTAGCAGAACCTCAGTTTGTGATTAACCCTGATCAACCTCTTCATCTTCAACTTCTGAATGTAATTGATGAAAAGTATGAGTGGGCAGCGAAACAAAGACTGGGAAGATTGAGCGATGAATGGGGAATCTGGTCTAGGCAAATGAATCTGATCGTGAGAGAAAAGCAATCGTTGGCAGAAACTTCGGAAGAGAAAGCTGTATTTGGTTTGTTGTTCTCTTACTGGATAACTGTTTCCTCTTTACTTGAGCTTCGTCACAAACACAGATTTCCTGCCGAAGATGTGTTGACGAAAACAATAAGAACAAGGTTTAGATTGAGAAAAGAAATAGAGGAGTATGATATATAATGAAACTCTACTTAGCCGGGAACTTCCCTGCACTAAACACCCCTACTATCGAAAGAGCAAACAAGGAATTTGTTGAGTCCAAAGGACTTGAATACAAAAGACTTGTCTCTTTCTTTTACCCTAAACATGTGCAAAATATTTTAGATTTGAAAGAGGAGAAATGTTTAAACTGCAAGCATTCAAATGGTGAGCCTTTTTGTAACATAGTTCAATCTCCGCACACTACAGAAATTAGTGAAAACTTTTGGTGTCCTAAATGGGAGAAAGAGTAATGTCAGATAAAGGATTAGTTAAAGAATTAGGGCATATTATAGGCTTTGGGAACATGATGCACTTGGCACAAGAATGTTGGAAGGAGTTAGATATTCCGGAAAGTGGTGTGTTTGCAGTAGGTCCTTGCTTGGGGTTTACTGTTCCTTGTTGGTGTAATGAACCACAAGATTGTGATTTTTGTGCTGGGTCAGGGTGGGTGACTAAAGGCGTGTTTCGTGCTCTTGCCCCATCTAATCATCAAGATGCAACAGACTTACCTTTCAATAGTAGTATTAATACAGAAAAAGGGACAGAAGCTTGTTTTCAAAATGGGAGAAACAAGATGCATTTACACTCGGATAATGATAAATGGGTTGAATGTTCTGTGTGTAGTAATTGGTTATGGGATTGCTATACAGAATATGACAAGGAATCAAATACTTACACTTGTCTTTCTTGTAAAGGAAAAACGAAAGAGGAGCTAAACGCATGAAATTCAATAGGAAGCAATTGCTGGAAGTAATTGACATAGTAAAACCTGCTGTAGCAAAAAGAGAAATAGTTCAACAACAAACCCATTTAATATTCACAGGGACAAATCTTTGTGCAACAAATGGGAGCATAATGATCTCTCACCCCTTACCTTCTGAATTTGTATCTTCTATCAAATCAGACGACCTTATCAAGATCCTTCAATCTTCGTCTTCAGATGAAGTCGAGATCAATCTTGATAAGGATAAAGTAAGGATCGTCACGCCAGACACTAAGGCAAAGCTGTCTGTGATGCTTGACGAACGAGATAAAGTCGAAGAGTTGATAAAGTCACTCAGCGACGAAATGAGTGATTGGAAGTTCTTACCTGAAGATTTCTCAGACGCTTTGTGGTTGTGTGCCTTTTCTGCAAGCAAGAATCAGACTGACTTGGTTCTCACTTCTGTATTTGTTAATGGAGAAGATGTTTCGACTACAGATAAAGTGAGAACATCCTGGTACAAAATGAAAGAGGGTGTTGACAAGATGTTGATTTCCGCTGTTGATGCTCTTGAACTTTCCAATCTCACTGTTTCTGAATACTGTGAATCAGATAACTGGTTGCATTTTAAGACTGAAAATGAAGCAACTTTCTCTTGCAGAAAAGTGATGGGTGATCATCTGCCTCTTGTTTCTTTGTTCTCTTTGATTGATTCAGGATCGACAATCTTTACTCTTCCTTCCGAATTTAAGACTGCAATTGAATCTACCTATGTAATGCTTGACAATGTGAAAACAGACCCAACAAAGACCGTCTCTGTTTTGTTCAAAAAGGGGGAGATCATTTGTAAAGCAGAGCAGGAGAGAGGTTCATTGGAGAAGATCATCAAGACTGAGTATGAAGGGGAAGAGAAAGAGTTTCACGTCAATCCTTACTTCCTCAGTCAAGTTCTTGAAAAGAGTACCGATGTTTCTTTCCATTCAATGAAGCGCCAAGATCGAGAGTTCTCAGTAGCTCTGTTTACTTCAGGGAATTTCAAGCATATGGTTCAACTTCCTTTGTTGAAGGGGAAATAATGCTGGGCTTCTTTACTACGAAAGAGATTCAGGAAGCAAGTGAAGGCATGATAAATAAAGCTCCTGAAGGGGATCTATGTAATGAATGTGGTCTATTTCGTAAATGTAGATCCCCTAAAATGCCTTACACAGGAAAAGGAAAGAGGAAGATTCTTATAATTGCGGAGGCTCCGGGAGAGCAAGAGGACAAGCTAAACATTCAATTAGTAGGTGAAGTAGGGCAGTTCTTCCGACAAAAACTGAAAGAATGTTATATTGATCTGGAGGAAGATTGTTGGAAGATCAATTCAGCGAATTGTAGACCTTCAGACGAAAAAGGAGCAAACAGAGAACCGACAAACCAAGAGATAGATTGCTGTCGTCCTTACGTCTACTCTGTAATTGACGAACTTCAACCTACAGATATCCTTGTAATGGGCGAGTCAGCTTGTAGGTGTATGTTCGGACAAATCTTCAAAGATACTTCGATAGGAAGATGGAGAGGGTTAAAGATTCCAAGTAGGAGATTCAACGCTTTTCTTTACCCTCTTTATCATCCTTCTTTTCCTATGCGAAATGTGAAGGATGATCTTCTCCAAAGCTTCTACATGCTCGATCTGAAAAGAGCTATAGAAAGTTGTCATGAGACTAGACCTGAGTTCTATGACTACAAATCTCACGTTGAGAACATCTTTTCTTTCGAGTCTGTTATGTCACTTCTCAATAGAATAGAAACATATGGTGTAGACAACTTGTTTCACGACTATGAGACCTCAGGACTGAAACCTTATCAAGAAGGTCATAAAATAGTTTCTGTGTCTTGTGCTTTCGAGGAAGATGATAAGATCAAAGCTTACGCTTTTCCTTATGACTATCGCCATCATTTTGATAAAATACAAAAGATGGCAATAAAGAAAAGATGGCGACAAATCATGCAGTCTGATATTCCCAAGACTTCTCATAACCTTAAGTACGAAAAAGTTTGGACGTATGTGATCTTTGGTGTAGAAACAAACAATGGTCATTGGTGTACTATGGACACCGCGCATGTGATTGATGATCGAAAGAAGTTCACATCACTGAATTTCCAAAGTTACATCAATTTCGGAATCGAACCTTATGATTCTTACATTGATCCTTATAAGAAAGCTCTTAAAGGAGAAAAGTTCAATAGAATGGAAGAGGCTGATTTGGATCTCTTGCTTGACTATGGAGGTCTTGACTCAAAAATAGGCTATATGCTATGGGATCTACAAAAGAGGATAACTCAATCACCAGGATTAGAAAGAGCAAGAGAGTTCTTCAATCGAGCTTCCTCTTCTTTAACAAAAATGACTCTACATGGTGTCAGATCTGATTTGAACTACTACGAAACGACAGGGAAGGAAATAGACAAAGAGATAGCGGATTTGAAGAATAGAATAATAACAAGCAAGGAAGCTGAGTTTTTCAAAAGAAGATCAGGGAAAGAATTGAAGATAGGAAAGAATGTGAGTGACAAAGATCTAAGAACACTCCTATATGACTATCTTCAATTTGAACCTATCAAAACTACAGAATCAGAACAAACCTCTGTTGACAAAGAAGCTATAATAGGAATTGATCTTCCTTTTGTGAAAGATAACATCAAACTAAGGGAGTTGAATAAAACAAAAGGAACGTATTTTGATCAGTTTATTAGGGAGACTTGTTCTGATAAAATTCATACTTGGTTCAATCTTCATATTCCCAGGAGTTTCAGGTCTTCGTCGGACAGTCCCAATCTTCACAACATTCCAGTGAGAGATGAACTTGCTAAGAAACTTTGTAGATCGGGCATTTATCCCTCTCCTGGAAGATTCTTTCTATTCGGAGATGTGAAAGCAGGTGAAGTTTGTGTTGCTGCAATGTACTCTAAAGATCCTAATCTTGTTTACTACATTAAAACACCGGGAACAGATATGCACAGGGATCAATCTGAAGTTATCTGGGACATATCAGAGAGCGAAGTAGCGAAAGAGATCAGGTTCTATACAAAGAACTGCTTTGTATTCCCTGAGTTTTACGGTGATTATTATGGGAACTGTGCTAAAGCTTTGTGGAAGAACTGCATAGCTTTGAAAACAAGCAGTGGTGTAGTTCTAAAAGATCATCTGATTAAAATAGGAATTATTCCTAAAGACAATCAGATCCAGCAATTCCGATCTTTTGAAAACCACATGAAGCAAGTAGAAGAAAAGTTCTGGCACAAATTTGGCAACTTGAGAGAATGGCAAAAAGAGATCATAGCAGAGTATAAAAAGACAGGTTTTGTTCGACTGAAACATGGATTCAGGAGAGGGGGGTATTTAAAGAAAAATGAGATAGGCAACACTCCCATTCAGGGTACTTTGTTCCATCTCGTTCTTGAGCTTCTTATCTATGTGGATGAAATGTGTGCAAAGAATAAATGGGAATCAAATCTAGCTCTGCAAATTCACGATGAAATCATTCCTGATTGTGTTCCTTCTGAGTACAAACAGATACGACAAACAATGGAAAACTGTGTTTCTAAGATTCTACCTGAAAGATTTGATTGGATTAACGTCCCTCTGACACTTGAGTTTGAAGCATCCCCTGTTAATCATTCTTGGTATCACAAAACAGAGATAGATTCTGAGGGATACTTTACTAAAAAAGGAACACCTTTCTTTGGTCAAAGATTAGAAGGAGTAATCTAATGGGAAGAAATGAAACAACAGAAGTTGAGATCATTTTTATAACGCATACAGATAAAGCTATATCAATTCGACAAGAAGAAGGTGAGTCAATTTGGATTCCAAAAAGCCTTGTAAAGAATCTTGAAGACTCTGATTACAAAACTTTTTTTAACGGAGATGAAATTACAATAGAAATTCCTGAATGGTTAGCTGAAGAGAAGGATCTAATCTAATGGGGATGAGCCAGAAACAGAGATACACTTTGGTTGTTCTTTCTCTACTTCAAGGTCTTATCAATGATATGAAAGTGGAGATAGAAGAAAGGAAAGTAAGTAAACAAAGGGATAAAAATAGGAAAGAAGAATTGCTCATGGGAGTGAACTCTCTCGAGGATGAATTGACCAACTTTCAGGAACTCTATAACAAATCAGAGTTGACATCTAAAGAACTAGGTAGAGTAACTCAAGCAATGACTATTATGGAATTGGCTTTGAGTGGTTGCGTTCCTGAGAACAGATTAAGACAAATATTCATTGAAGTTTCCAATTTGATACCTGAAGCAAAGCGACTGATAGAAAGAAATCATATTTGGGAAACATTTAACTGAAAGGAAGCAAATGAGCGGACTTGACACAGCTTACAGACCTGTTGATTTTGATGAAGTGATAGGAAATGAAGATATCAAGAACTCTCTGGCTTCAATCTTCGGAAGAGAGCAAGAGAAAGTACCTCATGCGTTTCTATTTCATGGACCTAAAGGATGCGGAAAGACCTCGATAGGTAGAATAGTAGCATCCAAACTAGGGGCTTACAGTGCAGACAAAGAATATAACCCGGACTTTCGAGAGTTCAATGCTTCTAGTTTTAGGGGTATAGATACAATAAGAGATATTGCTCAGGATTGCATGTACGCACCTGTTCAATCTCCTTGTATTGTGTATCTAATGGATGAGGTTCACATGCTAACCAAAGAGGCCAAAGAGGCCTTTCTAAAACTTTTAGAAGAACCTCCCAGTCATGTATATTTCATACTCTGTACAACTGAACCTCAGAATCTTACAGAAACGATCCGATCAAGATGTGTGAAGTTTGAAGTCAAGGTGTTGCGAAGGGATGATATTTATCAACTTCTCACTGAAGTTGTAGCTTCGGAATTTGAAGATTCCTCAGCTTTTCCTGATTCTGTCATTGTCAAAATAGCTGAGAAATCCGAAGGTGTTCCTCGTGATGCCCTCAATCTACTTGAGACTGTTATTGATGTAGAAGATGAAAAGAAAGCTCTTGAGATACTGGAATCTGCTTTTATCGCTGAAGCTTCGATAAAAGATTTGATTCAGACAATGATTGATGGGACTTTGACAGTGGAAGGTAGATGGAAGAAAATGCAGGGGATTTTGACCGGTTTAAAGGATCAGAGGGGACAGAATGATCCTGAAAAGATGCGTAGGGGGATTCTTGATTATCTCACCAAAGTTCTTCTAACAACAAACGACCACTTGAGGATTGCTAAAATAGCAAACTATTGGACAAACAATTTCTATTCGTCAGGGGAATCTGGTCTTAGACTTGCGGCGTACCTAAGTTGCATGACAAAATAACTGACTGCAAAAAGCGAGATCATGATATGATAAAAAGTAGAAAGTTAATGTGTGATAAAAACAGAAAGGAAAAAGCGAATATTGGATGTTTTCTTCGATGTGGTAAGCCTCTCACCAATAAAGATTCTTTTGTTGTTCATGATACAGTATGGAGTGAATCAGGACTCCCTTCTGAGCTTCCTAATGTATTTGTGAACGTGCATAAAGAGTGTTTTGAAAAGAGAATAGGACGTAAGTTGGTAAGAGAAGATTTCAGACCTTGCGAAATAAACAAAAAGAATGGATGGAGGAAATAAATGTTGTTTTTCATCATTTACTATAAGCCTGCTTATTGGAGATTAAAACCTAAGATTGTTACTGGTTTAGGTGAATTTATTTTTCAATGGTTGTTTTTTGGAATAGAAATTGATACTTGGTAATAAGGAGATCAAAAATGTCTGAGAGTGAAACAAAACTTTCTGATTACAAAAGTGAGTACGAACAGGATCTTGAGGTTGATAAGTTTGATCTTGAAAGAGAGTGGAACAAAAACGGCTCTTTGGCAATGAAATGGGCTGAAAAAGCTGCAATTGCTGAGTATGAATTGAAAATGGCAGAGCAGAATTACAAAATTGTAAAGGCTAAGATTGACCTTGATGTTCGATCTTCGCCTAGTGATTTTGGTTGGGCAGAAAGTAAATCTCCTACGGAGAGTTTTATTCAATCTTGTGTTAGGAATGATCCTCGTTACATAGAAGCTTCGGACAATTGGGCGCAAGCCATAAAAGATGCCCACATTCTGAAGATGGCAGAAAATGTGATGAATTTTCAAAGGAGGGCAACGTGTGAGGGACTAACAAAACTATGGATCTTTCTTTATAAGAGTGAAGAAAGAATTCCTAGGTACATGAAAGATGCAATGGATCAACAAGACTTGGATAAAGAAATGGAAGGATATGCTAAAGGTAATTAAGAATTTAGCATTGAGTGTCGTTGTTTGTGTCGGGGCAGCTATAGCTCTTGTTATTGAATTAGCATTGGCTATATTGCTATTCTGTATTGTTATTCCTTTAAAAGTGTTTTCCTCTGTCGTATTCAAAGCTTACTTTGAGCAGAAGAAGGCGAGTGAGAAACAAAAACCCAAAAACAAATTACATTAAGGAGCACAAATGTTTGATTTATCCGAACTCGAAAAAGATCTTGAGAAATCTCAACAGGAAAGTATAGAAAGAGCAGAAGAAGGGGGAGGGAATCAAAAATGGCAAGGGGGATTGATTTTCCCTCTCCCTGAAAATTGCAGACCTCAATGGAAATGCACTGAAGGGGAACATGCTATAGATATCGTTCCTTGGAAAGTGCAGACTGATTTACACCCTAACAATAAGAAAGGAACATGGGCGTATACGGTTGATTATTTCAGGCATGAGAAAGTAGGACCTCTTGAACATTTCGTAACTTGTCCTTTGAGAACATGGGGAAAGCGTTGTCCGATCTGTGAGTTTCGTGATGCTGAAATGCTGAAGCCCTCTTTCAACAAAGAGTATCTTGATAGAATCCGAGCGAAGCATCGAAGTATGTATTACATCTGGGTGCGAAATGCCCCTGCTGAAGAACAAAAAGGAGTTCAGTTCTGGATGCCTAGTTGGCATATTTTTGAGCAAGACATTCAAGGTGCTGCAAAGATCCCTTTCGGTGGGGGAACAATTCTTTTCATGCACCCTTCAAAAGAGAAAGGCAAAACTTGTTATTTCAAAAGAACAGGCAAAGGTCCTACAAGTACCAAATACACCGAGCACAAGTTTCTTGATCGTAGGATGGATATTCCTCAAGAGATACTAGAACAAGCAAGTGCTCTTTCTCTTGAGACTCTTCTTCCTCAACCTTCAGCGGAGGAAATCTATGAGATCTTGAATCAGGCTCCTGAAACGCTAGAATCATCAGGCAAGACTTACTCAACTGCTTCCCAAACTACGGAGGAGAAAACAACTGTAACAGATCAAGCATTTACGCAAGAGACGAAGACAAAGCTTGAGTGTCCCCATGGAGGTTCATTCGGAAAAGATTGCGAAGAACTTCCTGCTAATCTTTGTTCTAAGTGTAAAATTTGGGATGCTTGTGCTGAAAAATCAAAGGAGTTTAAGGGAACAAAAGAAGAGACAAAAACAGAACCTGTGAAAGAAGAGACAAAGAGAGAAGAACCCACAAAGACAACAGAAGCTCCAGTTGTTGCTCGCAGACGAAGGAGATAGAAAATGAGAACAGTAGAATTTAAGTTTGACCTTAAGGTTAAAGTAAAGACTGATTTAGGGCAAGACGGTATAGTCGAAAGTTTGTGTCTTAATAGAGGAGGAGAAAAGATCTATCTAGTTCGTACAACTACATCTAATGAATGGTACTCTGAAAAAGATCTGACCTTGACGGATTAACAAAAATGCTGAGGTGGCCGAAGAACACAGAGGTCCTTATTGAATCCGGATCTAGTATAGATAAGGGAATGCAGTGGGTGGGGACGATTTGAGGATTCTTTAAGAGGGGGAGCCTATAAAAGGCTGTGATCTTTGCAGGTGTCAAATCCTGTCCTCAGCTCTTTTTTATAAGGAGAGGTGATGTCTATAGTAAAACGAAGAAAGTCCACATCTGAATCGGTTAATGATATTGAGAGTCATGTCAAAGAAGGGAATCGACCTCAGATAGAGGAGATTCAATGGGTCAGCACAGGATGTCCTACGCTCAATCTTGCTTTGTCAGGAAATGTAGGTAAAGGATTTCCAGTAGGAAGAATAATCAATGGCATAGGAACAAAAGACACCGGGAAAACCTTGTTGGCTTGTGAAGTGATCAATCAAGCTTGGTACAATGAAGGCAAGAAAAAAGGAAAGAGTGTTTATATAGGATATAACGAGCCTGAGAACAAATTCGATTACAAGCTTGCAGCAGATAATAGGCTGCCTGTTGATGAGATTGAGTGGGTTCATACTCAAGATTCTGATTCTTGGTATAATTGGGCGACAAACTGTTTGAATCAAAACAGGGGCAAATATGATCTGATGGTTCTTACAACTGACAGTCTTGATGGAATCTTGTCAAAAAGAGAAGAGAAACATGCGAAGAAAAAGAGTAGCGTAGGAGCACAGGACTACAAAGTGGGTGTTGCTACAATGCTTTCATATTTCTTCAAAGAGAATAGTGGTCTTATTAAAGAATGCAATTGCGTGTTCCACATTATTTCTCAAGTGAGAGCAAAGATAGGAGCAAAACCTTGGGAACGAAAACTTACTCGATCTGCGGGACATGCTCTTGATCATGCAGCTACGATCATTTATTGGTTGGAAGAAAGAGGAAGTATTGAGCATGATAATGGAATGCAGCAAGGCAAGAATGTCAATGTTGAAGTAGAAAAGAATCATGCTGCAATCTACAGTATGCCTGTTGAGTTTCGTATTCTTTATGGATATGGGATAGATAACATCGGAAGTGCGGTTAGTTTTGCTTTAGAGTATGATATTCTTGTTCCTTCAGGTTCTTGGTATGATTGGAATGGGGAACGATTTCAAGGCAAGAACAAGCTTGAACCTTTTTTTGATGAAAACCCCTCTGCTTATTTAGAGCTTTTATCTAAGATACAACAAAGATGGGATGAAATGAGAAATGAAGCTAAAGTCCAAAGGAGGCCGAAATGGTAAGTTCAACTCCTATGCTTCTAGTCGATTGTTCTCACATTCTGCACACAGCCAAGCACGCTATGGTTTCAAACAGATTGAGTAACAACGGAATAGAAACCAGTGTAATCTTTAGCTTTATTTCTCAACTGTTTTCGTTGTCGAAGAAATTCAATAGTAACCACTTTGTTTTTGCTTTTGACTCTGAGAAGTCATTGAGAAGAGAGATCTATCCTACATATAAACTGAAGAGGAACAACGCGAAGAAAGAGAAAACAGATCAGGAAAGATATTACGATCAGGTTTGCTACGATCAATTCAATGAGATCCGAGACGCTGTTCTTCCTATGTTGGGATTCAAAAATCTTTTCTTTCAAGAAGGATTAGAAGCAGATGATATTGTCGCCTCTATCGTTCGCACCTACGAAAAAGAAATTGCCATTGTATCATCTGACAAAGATCTTTACCAACTGCTAAGCGAAGGTAATGGAAAAGACGTTTATATGTACAACATCAAGACAAAAAAGAAGTATAGGAAATCAGATCTTTACGAGGAGTTTGGAGTAACACCCGATCAATGGTGGCAGTTGTTATGCATCAAAGGTTGTGATACTGATGAAGTGCATGGAATTCCTGATGTAGGATACAAAACAGCAAGTAAATACCTCAATGAAAAACTATCAGCAAGAGACGGCAAAAAGAGACTGATTGACTCCTCTGCTTCAAAGAGAATAATTGAAAGGAATGTTCGTCTTGTAAAACTTCCTTTTGAAGGAACAGGGGAATTTTCTTTAGTAGAGGATGATTTGTCATTGGGCAAGTTCCAACAAATGTGCCATAAGTATGGTTTTGTGAGTATGTTGAAAACAGAGAAAGTTTTGGAATGGAAAACTTGCATGGGAGTTACTAAATAATGGCTAAAGGAGGAACTGAAGAGAATCTAATTGGCAGAGAGTTGTCTGAGCTTTGGACTGAAGGTAAAAGAAAGGATCTTGTCAGGAGAACAGAATCTAGCGGAGGAAGACTGACCAGCACAAGACAAAGAAATAACAAAGCGGAAGTGACAAAATATCAAGGAGGGGATCTTACTTTCAGTGACACAATCATAAAACCTCTGTTTGACCTTTTTAGCATTGAGAGCAAAACAGGATATGCTGATAAAAAGAAATGTAAGAAATGTGGTGAGATCTATTTTTTTCATTGGTGCATTCTGGATGTTCTTGATTCTGCACAAGATGAAACAAAGTTTGAGACATTTTGGAAACAAGCATCAAGAGACGCCCAAGTAACAAATCGTTTTCCTATGTTAATTTTCCGACGCAATAGAAGGAAATCATGTATTGCATTGAGAACTTCTGAATTTGGGGAATTCTTAGATCAGTTCGGAAATCCTGTTAAACGTCCTTATTTCAAAATGAGCATAGGAAATGAAGAGATAACAATTATGCAATGGAGGGATTTTCAGAATTGGACTAAAGGGGGATTCAGATCTTTTATTGAATCATGGTTGTCTAGGAGAGTACAGATAATAAGGAGACAAAAATGAGTAAACAAATAATACCTGCATTGATTAGATGGGCATTGACTTTTATCATGCTTTATTTTTCTTACAAAGAAACTGGACCTTTTACTTGTCTGTTTTTATTTTTACTTGTTGTTTCGATGGAAATTCATAATTTTCTTTGGAGAAAATCTTTTGAACTTCTAAAAGGTTTGTAAGATGATCAAAACAATTGAAGTAATTAATTGGCAAAGTCACAAAAAGACTCTTCTCAAACTTCTCCCGGGTCTGAACATTCTTGCAGGTGCAACAAAGAACGGTAAATCAGTAATAATAAGAGCAGCAGGCGATTGGTGCTTACTGAATGATGTAAGAGGAACAGGCTTCAGACCCGTTGTGAAAGACAGCGAAGTAAGCTCTTGCAAGATCGAATTTGAAGACGGAACTTGGGTGCAAAGGGAGAGGAACGAAGTACAAGGAAAGAAAGCTGTTAATGGATACAAGTATTTTGATGGAAGAGATGAAAGAAAAGCAGTAGCTTTGGGCTCAGATGTTCCTGAAGAGATCCAATTGATTGCTAGAATGAATGAGATCAATATTCAAGGTCAAGAGGATGATAGATTTCTACTGAGTAAAAAGACAAGTCCCGGTGAGATTGCAAAGAAGCTCAATGCTTTAGTGGGACTAGAGATTATTGATAAGGTTACAGACAAAGCTAAAGAGTTGTACACAAGAACAAAGGATCAGTTGGATCAAGCAAGGGGAGAGCAAAAAGAAAAAGAGGCTAAGCTAAAAACTCTTGAGTATCTTGATGCTTTAGGAAAAGAACTCGATTCGTTGGAAGTAATGGACAAAAAGAAAGGAGAACTCGAAAGAGGAATAGACAAAGCATCTGTTTTGATATCTGAGACAGAAGATTTATTGGACATCATTCAAGGCAATCAAGAGTGGCTTCAAGTTGAATCAATCTATAGTAATTTAGTAGAGAACAAGAAGAAGATTGATTCCTTAGAAGATTCTATAAACACAGCAAGCAATCTTTCTGCCTCTATACTCAAGACAAACGAGAGGTTAGAGAAAAAAACAAACTGGTTGAAAGTTGAGTCTTTACATAAAACAACGAAAGAGAAAGTGGAGCAAGCTCAGGAAATAGAAAGCAAAGAAAAACGAGCGAGATCTCTGATACGACAAATAGAAGAAACGAAGGAGCGAGTTCATGACAATGAGAAATGGATGGTGGTTGAAGCTGTTTTATTAAATAACCAAAGACTTTTTTCTGAGCTTCAAAAGAAAGTTACCATAATCACTCAAACTGAGAACATGCTAGAAGTCATTTCAAGAAAGATCGCTGAAGGACGGGGCAAGGAAAAGTGTCTCCTTGAGCTTGTAAACAAGCGTGAAAGTCTACTTTCGCAAGTCAAGCAATTGTGTCCCATCTTTTCCGTTCCGTGTTGCTTGGAGGATTCATGAAACTTATCTGCACAGACGATTGGCATCTTAGGTCTACAAAACCTGAGAATAGAATAGATGATTTCTTTTACACCCAATACAAAAAGGTTGTTTTTATTTATAACTACGCTTTGGAAAATGACATAAAAACAATCTTAAATGGAGGTGACTTATTTGACATAGCCATTCAACCTTTGAAACAGATGCTCAAATTAATCAATATGTACACCGAGTTGTTCCTGACTTACAAGAATAAAGGAATTCAGCATCTTGTAGTAGAAGGACAACACGATCAGAGGTATCATTCGACTGACTTGACAGGGACTCCTATCGAGAACCTAAGAACAAGTGGAGCAATCGAATTAATGACCAAAGATTGTTTCATGTTGGATGAGGAAACAAATGTGTACGGAGCAGGATGGGGATCTGAAGTTCCTCAAGTAGAAGATCCTGATGCTTTCAATATCCTGCTTACCCACAGAATGGTTGTTCATGAAAAACTCTGGTTTGGCCAAGACGGGGAAGAAAGAGCAAACATACTACTGAGGAAATATCCTGATTACAGTTTGATTGTTTCCGGTGATAATCATCAAACTCTTACAGGTTTAGCAGATGGAGCTTGGTTGATAAATGCAGGTTCTATTATGAGACAAGGAACAGATCAAACAGATCATCGTCCTTGTTTCTATGTGTTTGATACTTTTAATGGTCTGCTTGAACAAATCTTTATTCCTTGTGAAAAATCTTCTCTTGTGTTTGATCTGAAAAAGGTTGAGAGAGAAAAAAAGAAGAATGAGGAATTACTTGTTTACAAAGAGGAACTAAAGAAAGATATGGAGACATCAGGTTTAGATTTCTCTTTGGATTTGAAAAACGCTTTTGACAAAACAAAACCCGATAGTGTCGATCAAAGCATAATGCAAGAGATCTTAGAAGGAGCGACAAATGGTTAGACCTGAGCAAATCATCAAAGAACTCAAAGAATACGAAGCCGCTATAGGACAAACAAAACAAGATATTGCAAGGGATCAAGGTGTTCTGCAAGGAATGTGTAAGCAGTTGAAGGAAGTAACAGGAACAGATGATTTAGAAGCTTCAAGGAAAATAGTCGATGATTGGAAAAATGAGAAAGAGAAGATTGAGAAAGAACTAGGATCAGGGTTTGAAGATATGAAAGCGAGGTTTCCTTTATGATCAAAGATATTTGTACTTGTAACAAGCTTGAATGGAAAGAAGGAAAGCCTTCTAAACCTGGTTTATATCTTATAAAGAATAGAGGACAATGGCCCATACACAATGTAACTGTTGCTTACGGAGATTGGAGAAGAGCACAAAATCCGAAATGTTTGTATATGGGAGAGCACCAATTAGAACAAATATCAGATGTTGAATGTTACTTTGGTCCTATTCCTCCTTATCCTAGAGCGAAAGAAAACAATGTATTGAATCACATATTCGGAGTAGATGACAAATGACAACATTGCAGGATTATCGTGAGAAATACATTTCCTTGAGAGCAGAAGAATCTATACTACAAAGAGATGTTGAAGCTTTAAAAGTGAAGGGAAACACACTAGAAGACAGATCCTTGCGTCTTGAAAAGATGAGAGTCTTGATTCAAGCAGTTGCAGAACAAACACAGAAGAATCTTGAGTTTAGAATATCCAAACTTGTTACAACCGCTTTATCTGCGGTATTTGATGATCCTGAAGAGTTTCTTGTTAAATTCGTAAAGAGAAGAGGCAAAACAGAGTGCGATTTGCTGTTTATCAAAAACGGGAGAGAAATGAATCCCATCGGATTTACAGGGGGCGGAGTTCTTGACATTACTTGCTTTGCTCTGAGGATTGCTTTTTGGAGCTTAAAGAAGAACAGGGATACGATACTAATTGATGAACCTTTTAGAAATCTACATGGAATAAAGGAACAAGAAAGATGCTCTGAAATGGTAAAGATGTTATCAGATGAGTTAGGCATTCAGTTTTTAATGGTCAGTGACGTTGATCTTGTAAATAAAGCAGCGGATAAGGTTTTTAATGTTGATCTTATTGACGGTGTTTCTGTGGTTAGCTAGCTCAAAACAAGGGGGAGTACAAATGAACCACAGACCAACAATCAACCCGAAGTTCATGTGTCCACAGTGTCTCAATGGAGCGCATTTTGAGCACCACAAGCATATCAAAAAGTGGACCATAAAAAAAATGCGCCCTGGTAAGTATCTAACGAATAATTGCTTCGAGCCGGCCAGGTACAAGGAGCGCCACGACGAACTTGCGGCAGAAATGTTGAGGCGGGGAGGGAACCACAACTCCCCCATTGAGCAGCCGGACTTTGGCTATCTGGAAGAGTGGGAACGAGAGTGGAAGGCCGATCCCGCAGCCTCCAGGCAGGCACTCATGGATCGGTGCCCTGAATGCCGGTATATGATTTTGAATCAGATCGATTTTCTGTCGATGAGGGACGCTAAGAAGGCATAGCAGTGGTTAGACGACGCGGAGAGGATACGACCATGAAAAACAGCTACCCCAGGTGCGGCCCCGGTCGGTGCTGATCTGTAGCTTGTATCTGGTCGCATTCTTACTGGCAGTCCCATTCCAGGCGGATGTCTACCGCCTGGAATGGGACTGCCAGGAGTAGAACGAAAGCCACTGTGAGCACGGATGCTCTCACAGATCAGCGACCTTCACGCTGCGCGGGTCCGCTTCGATCACGGCCATAACCGCTTCGTCGGTTGCGATGCGAGTGCAGGGCTCACCAAGCTGCGAAGACCACGGCTCGGCATTCCAGGCAAAACCACAACCTTCCATCCCTTCGACAAATATCACGGCCTCAAGCTCGGCCTGGATAGCGTGCCAGGCTTCCGGCGTGAGGGAGTCACCGTCCTGGGCCATTCGAAATACTTTTGTCACAAGTGCCACGTCATGCCTCCTCGATACACCACATTGATTTCGGTCGCCCTATCTCATAATTGATGCAGTTAAATGTACTCGGGAATAACGCCTGCTTAAAATCAACCAAATTCCCTTCTTCCTCAAACGCAACGAATGGGCGCAGGTGATTATGGGAGCACTGGCCCCATGTGAGCTTGTCTCGCCTTAAGTCGGCTTCCCATTTTCGGCATGTTCCGCAAATTCTTTTTTCTGGTATCTCTAGCATGCAACCTCCATTACGCCGGAACAAACGAAAATTCCTTTATCCGATTCCCGCCGTATGTCGAAATCAGACCATGCCGCCTACTCGCGTTGAGCGTGGCGTCGTTGATTGTGATATCGCCCAAAATCTGAGAACCGTTATACTTGAGCCTATATGTCGTTGTGTCTGGATGCTCAATTTCAATCAGGGCGTTTGCTACAAAAGCAACCGCTGAATTGATAGTCGTGGTCCATGAACCGTTTAAGAAATACTCCAATTTGCAGTTCTTTCCGTTGTGATAGCCAACCACTCCGTATGTTGGAGCAGAATAACTGTCAAGGCCCATGCAGACACCTGCCTGCGTGCCGTTGGGAGAGTTTACCAGTTTCGCCTTCACCGCTCCGAGAGCAGACGAGAAAAGTCGGGTTTTGAAAAGGGTTGGAAGGGAAATTTGCTTAACTGACATATCATCAAAATACACAACACCATCGACATTACGTTGCACTATAAACATAGTAGATGCAACTCCATATTTTAGATATGTGTGTATTCGTTTGTTCCAGCTTTCTGGAACATTTGAACTAATATCACCGGTGTAATTAGTATAAGATCCCCCATTTTCCTGAATTTTTGTCATAATTGCATTATTGTCACCATATAACCAAACATCTGCTCTATAAAATCCATTTGTTTGGTTGGTTGTTTGTTTTACCAAAACGAATGATACACCGGAGGATCTATTGAAGCCTTGGCTATAATTTCCTCCGTGCTTTATTGTAGCCTCCTTGATTGTATCAATTGTCGTACTCGTTCCAACTTGAGTTGCACAATTGTCTGCTAGAGTTCCCGTAAACAGTTCCATGTCGCCATTGGTCAACAACTCTTCACCCAACGTAGGCGTATTCGTCCAAATCCCCGTGGCCGAATCGAGCACCCAGGTTGGCCCGTACCACTCCTGTTTTAGTCTATCGAGAATTATTGGATGAGCCATGATTATGCGCCTCCGTTCACGACATTACCCTCGCCGGGATAAATTATGAGATCGAAGGCATCGACACCGACCTTGATAGTTTTAAACGTGAAAGAATCACCAACTGATGGAGTCGCAAATCCAACTTTATCGCCGTTGTTCCCCCACGTGATTACCCCACCGGATGAGATTCCAGGTCGGTCGTTGGGGCCGGTCTTGATGTAGAATGCACCCGCCCCTGCGGTTTCGACCTGCACCAGCCCATTCATTTCCCCTGTAAGCGTTGGGCATTGTTGCGTGTTGGCTACGGTCTGGCCCGAATTACTGATGAGCGTTCCACGCATCTGCTGAACCGTTAGATTCCCGGTGGTCGGGACTTCTTCCCGCTTTATGCCTCCGTTCAGCGTGGTGAATGTGCCAGCGGCAGGCGTCGTACCACCGATGTCCCCAGGAGCCAGTCGGCCTACTGTAGACCACCAAGAAGCTATGGATTCCCAAACAAGGACAGGACTTACTCTTCGTGGTTTTGTCTCTGCCCCTGCTTGCATTTCTGCTGTAGTTGCAACAGGATCTTGTTTGAGCTGAGTGCCTGGTATTCTTTTCATTCGATACTCCTTTACGATACTTCAAGAACTCTAAGATCCCCTATTTCTCCGCTCAAGCTACAAAAATATGGATTTTGAGCAGGCGGTATGAGAACTTCTATTATAGAACCTACAGGTATAGGCATTCCGTTAGCTGGTGTTAAAGGAGAGCTTCCCCAATAACATTCACCACTAGAGCCATTAGAATTATTATAAGCATATATCCCTGTTCTTCCTTGTCCCCCTGTTAGATGTGTAGCAAACTCAGCTTCCCCTGATCTTACTGTTACTGCGGTTATCTTGAACTCGTTTTCAGGAGGAGCCATTCTTCTTATTGCAGCTTCGATATTCCAAGGCATACTTCACTCCTTTTACTACAAAAGATTTTTCATTTTCTTATTACTTAACACTGTTACTATCACTCGTCTTCGGAACAATCACAACTACGTTCTTGCCTGCTTCCCGTGCTGTTTTAATAACTTCAGTGGTATCCTCAACCTCTGTACCCGATGGAAGTACAATCGTATTATCCCCAATCACAGCCGAAGCCGCGGTTCCCGAGATCGGCGTCGAGGACCTGTTTCTCAGCCACATCATGGCGAGCGAGGTGAAGGCCGAACATGCGGGCACGATAATGAGCGGGATAGCTATGCTGATTGTCTGGATCTGCTCGACAGTCGCGGCGACATAGATCCCAAAACAGGAAAGCAACGTAAATGTTGCTTTGATGATAGCTGCCCAGTATGTCTCGGATAGATACCAATCTTTACTCTCGCCAATAGGAGCAATAGCTTTACGAAGCTCAGGAATTGATTTTACAAGCTGCCACCATGATATTTGCATTTCAATATCTCCATTTAATACCGAAGAAGATAGACTTTAGTTTCCTATTGTCCTCTTCTTGCGGTATTATTTCAAAAAGGATACTTCATCTTTTGTTTGTTCCTACTGCTCTAAGAACATAGTTGATAAGATCTCTTATCTCTTGTTCTTTGGTCAACAAAGTCTTTACATCTTTTGTAGACTCAGTGAGAGGAACAATTGTACAGTAAGCAGAGATTCCATCATCAATTCTCAATAGCAGAGGTTGTATCTTGTTGTCGATATATTCCTTCATTTTCCCTTGAGAAGTTGCAGATGCAATTCCTATTGAGAGATGAGCAAGTCCTGCACTTGTTTGAAGATCTGAGCACACAGCTTGAGCCTTATCAAAAACAGTTGCGTAAGGATCTCTAAATGTGGATACCGACGAACAACTCGCTAGCACAAATACACTCAACAAAGCAATAAAAAATTTGTTCATTTTCTTCTCCTTAATTTTGAATACTTTAATTGTTTCCTTACATTCCCCTCAGTCTTCATTATGGTGTATCTTGCTGATACTTCCAATCTGACACTTCAAACCCTATAACCATTGAAGGCACCTCAATGCTTTGTCGGGATTTTACGACCCTCATTAGTCCAAACCCCACGAGTAGTATTCCATGCTCGCCCATAATCGTTATATGACATGATCCGAAACATCAGCAGCCCGGAATCGGAAGCGCCCTTCCAAACGTACTCAGGCCCGGCGCTCCCGGTATCCCTGACCTCTCCCCATGGCCTAACATCCTCACATCCCTCACCGACCACTTCGCATTCACGGTAGTCGGTGAGGGATGCCAAGGTTTGTTGTCGGTGCTGATCTGGAGCTTGTAGCCGGTTGCATCCTTCGTGACGTCCCGTTCCAGTCGGATGTCTGCCGCGATGGAATGGGACGCGAGAATGAGGATTGTTGCTATAGTGAGTAGGATTTTTGTCATTCTCAGTCCTCGACAAAGGAGTCGCAACATTATCACCGCATCCCTCGCAGACCGCTCATAATGTTGGTGCTGTAAGTTGAATATAAAACACTGTAACTCTTACCCGACCAGTATTGTCTGCTGGCGATGCGTTTGGAGTAATCCTTATTTTTTGTGCCGACGCATTAAGGTATGGACACGACTTAGTGCCAACATCCGTCGTGCCTGCTGCCACAGCAACACTTGCTCCCGTTTGAAAAGCCGTCCCCGTAGTGGCTCCTGTCACCGTAAAAGTAGCTGCTGTAGGAATCAGTACGGTAACACGCACCGAAACACCTAGTATTATAGCATTAGCCGGAAGATCTATTGTTGTATCTGTCGTTGCGGCGGCGGCGACTGTAACAAGTTGGGTAACGGTTCCAATACTGGCTTTTTCGCCACTTGCTCCTGTCAATAACTGCTCACTACTTGGAATAGCACCAAGATGATTCCCACTCCACACTTCTCCCGCTTGTTGGGTCACAGTGGAATCATCTGTAATATTGTCACATATCTTGACATTTACATTTGTTCCTAGCGACCTAAGATTTGAGCTAGAAATATTATTAAGAGTATTGCCATTAGCCAAAAAATTAGTAACGCCGCTCCATGCTATTCCATACCCATTAGAAATACCCTTTATTTTGTTAGTAGATGCAACGCTATATGAAGAGTCCAAAAAGTAAATTCCATATGCAGCATTGCTGATGCTGTTCCCGTCTATTTCATTACCCGAAACTGTTACATTGTCAGAATGATGCACCGAAATCCCGTTACTCGACGCCGTTATTAGGCCATAACCTTTTATTGTATTCCCACTAACTATAATACCATTGTTGTCTTTGGTTCCGTCAGTGTGACCCTTGACTGATATCCCATTAGCTCCAGCATTTATTACAATGTTGCCAGATACATCAGCATCAAGATCACCGGAATTATGTGTGTTGTATCCTACAGATATTCCATTACCTGTAGCACCGATAATATTACAACCCCTAATCCAACAACCTTTAGATGAGAATCCATGAAGATTGAAACCATCTCCCGTCCCACCAATTGCAGTACAATCTGTGAAACCAGAATATCTCACATTAGCTGTTATTGCATTTTCTCGGACATTTTCAGTTCTACAATGAGAGATATCTATATTGTGAGAAGATTCCCCGATATGAAATCCATATCCCTTCGCTGGAGTTGCAATGTTTTGTCCATCTCTCACAATGACGTTTTCGATGTCACAATGAGCGGATTGCTCTATTTCTATACCCTCTCCATCATCTGGGCCTGTAACAACAGCATTTTTCACCTGACATCCGTATGCCAATGATAACTTAATTCCTCCACCGACCACACCTGCATCAAGTTGCCATGTACCACCTTCTATGGTTGAGTTCGTAAGTGCATTCAACTTTGTGACCGTGGCGGTGCTTGCTATTACGTATGCGCCTATGGTTTTATTTTGCAGCACGATAGTACCAGCACCAACAGATGCAACGCGGTTAAGTTCCTGGTTCCTCCCATCTGTCGCCACGATATAGGTAGCGTCATAAACTATTACATAATCACCGGCAGCAAACCCAGCGCTACTCGTTACATTTAATGTGGTATCTCCTACCGCCGAATTTACGGAAAATGCCGTAGTTGTGGCTGATTCTGATCCATCCATATTAATAATCCAGGTTTGTGCAGCCCCCGAATTTTTCGTAATTGTCGCACCATTAGCGATGAGTCGGACGTTGGATTTGTGTGCTATTGAAAGTGCTAAATAGGTTTCACCAGGTCTAAGTTCCACTGTCCCGCCGCCGGAATCAGATACACATTGGATTGCAGTATTTATGAAAGATGTCATAGCTGTAGTGCCTGGAGAAGTATTTTCTCCAAACATATTAGGACTAGCATAATTCAGCCCAACCACCTCCCCCGGCAGACTCGAAAACATCTGCCCGCCGTTGTCCTCCAGGTGGGAGCCGGAGGCGAAGGTGATTGAATACCCAGCCTTCAGCAAATCTGCTCCCAATGAGTCGGGATCCACTGAGCCGGTGGTTCGCACCATAAGCTGTCCGGCGTTCCAGGCCCATTTGCCAGCCGCGTCAATGCTACCAACCCCAGCTACTTTGGTGAGCGCAACCCCAGACTCATAAAGTGTTGCAGGCTCATTAGCCAAGGTCATCTCATAGATTGACCCAGACACCACGGTCCACGCGGCCCCTCCACCGGCAACGGAAAGCTGTGTGGCTATGATTGCACCCCGATCCGGCCTTACCGTGACGCCTGTAGGCACAGTAACGGATTGGAGAAGCTGATAGGTATGATTACCTGGAAGCCGAACACTGACCTCGCCCGAAAGCGTAGCCAAAACCCAGGCTAGGGAACCTTCGTCTGTAGCATCTCCATGATCTGTAATAGATGTATCCGGAGAAACAATCCATTCTCGATACTGTGAATTACCGTAAGCATTTACAGTACCTTTATAGTAAACAACTATTCTAAAGGTATCTGTCGTGTTGTTCTCAGCACAATAAACAACAAGCGAAGATGTTCCGGGTACTACCCATATATCTCCTATAGCCCCTGCATGAGTATTCGGAACAGCTTCACTTGTCCCGTACTCTGTTATAGCAGAAACGGCTTTCGGAAGCGATACAGTCACTCCTGTAGGGCCGTTAAACGTACCTGTTAGAATATAAACTTCAGGGGAATCGGAAATTTCGGAAGCTACGTTAGAGATTCTGGATGATAGTGTCCCATAGGCTACGTCAATAGCGTCCATATCTTCGTTGTAGGCGCTTCTCCAAGCTTCTCCTTGAGAAGGTTTAGTCAAAACTAAATTGGGAGTTCGTGTGCTCATTTTTTCTCCTTAAATAGGAATGCCGGGCCAATCGTCATAATAAAACACATCATCTGAATATGTACACCATTCAAAAGAAACTTCCCTAGCAGAAAAATTATGACTGACTTTTGTAACCTGCTGTGTCAATCTGTCTTCTGTTAATCTGCCTATACCTACTGTATCTCCCCTGTTTCCTGAATGGCTTCCTACTATTTCTATTACATTTCCTGAAATACTAGAAATTGAATAACTGCAATATTCTCCACTTGTTCCCACAGCGAACAATTTAGCTGCACTCAAATAAGAGGTTTCAGTCTCTCCACTAGGATATGTCAAATTAACCTCGCCATTCACATATAAAGCTGATTCGCTTGTATGATCTCTCGCAAGATTTCCTCCCCAAACAGATTTATAACTACTAGGGAGCAAAGTAAAAACATCTCCGAATTCTATGCCAGAGCATTGAGCGCCCGCTTTATGAGAACCTTGCATTGTAATGTGTTCATTTTTATTAATGCGATATCGAGCATGTCTATTTGCTTCATCTTCATTATTGCATCCTCTTAATTCTACGTTCTGAACTTTAGGAAGTCTTGAAAGTTCTTCATACCAAGAAGCTTTTGCAAGTGCAGTGGTCTTTTTTACTCCGTACTTATCTGCATCCCACCAAGTTACTGTAACCGCATCAACCTTCTCAGTTTCGTCATACCCTGACCAACTACAAGAACTATCTTTTGATCCTTTGCTTGAAGGAAGGATATTTCCTGCTGAAAATACATATTGAGAGATTCTGGGTTTATCAACAACAGGTTTCCACAAAGACCCTTCTCTTAGTATTCTCATTCTTCCACATTGTTCGATGTTTCTTAGAAACCCATCAGCGAAATTGGACAACTCATCATAGACAACATTGCACGTTGCTCTTCTATTTCCTACAACTAAAGCTTCTGTCCATTCTTCCCAATCCTCAAAAGAGGTTCGTTTTAAATCTGAAGGTGTCTGTTTTATTCCGTATAGTCTATTTGTGCAAGCATCAAACATTTGCCATGCGGGGACAGAAGGATCAACTTCTTGGGTACTTGAATTGTCCCAAGTAGGGACTGTAATAAGAGTTCTTTGGTGTTTAACAACTACAGTTCCTAAAGTACCAGATACTTTGTCACTAGCTTTCACACCCAAAGCCATTACCTGAATACCTGGATATAATTGCTGCAAATCTAGTATTTCTTGAAACGACACTAACCATGAACTATCTTTCGTATTATCTTCGTTGTCATGGTCAGATGTTTTCCTTACTAAAAGAATATCGTAAAAATCTCGAGAAGGCAAATCAAGTTGAAATTCAAAACGAGGGACAGAAGATAATCTTTCTGCTCCACATACTATTGTACTTTCTGTCCAAGTAGAAGTTCCTGTTACTCTATAATGGTAAGAGAATTCTACAGACCTCGCACTTGTTTTACCTGTGTTACTACTTACATGCCCTAAGCCTTCCCTGAACTCCAATATTATTTTGACATGATCGCATTTACTTTGAGTTTGAATAATGAAAGCAGCGGCGAAGTCTGTTGTCGCATTGGTTGTAATCTCTTCCGTAGGAACGACATCTTCTGTTCCTTCAACTGTCAAATCATAAGCTGTTCCTCTAGTAATTCTAATGCAATCCAAACTACAAAGACCATAGATTTCTGTAGGAACACCCGATAGAACATACTTACCATATCCTATGTATTGGTTATAATAACTCTTATAGGACAAAGAACTGTAATCTTCAGGGGCATCGCTTAGTCTGGCGTCGTTATTTGCTATGTAAAAATCCTTGTCGGTCATTAAAGTTACAAGATCTCCTAAATCATCCTCAACTTGGATTTTGAAATCACCTTCCGTTACCTCCGGGGCACCCATCTCCCCTGTATAAATTAGATGACCTGACGAAACTGTTCCTTTGATATAGTACCAAGTATCCAATGTAGGAGTGAAGTCTTCAGAAGAACTAAAAATAACCGACCACTGCAAACTATCTACCCCTCCCGCAGGAGGGTTTGAGACTTCGTACTTCACTTGAGAAGATTGAAAATATAATTGGCTGCTCAAGTAACCGAAGAAAACTCTCGTTACGGTAACAACTTCTCCTTCTGTTTCTGTAGAAGTTGTGTAAAAAAGACATCTATTATTATAATCAGGGAATTTAACCCAAAATTCAAATTGAACAGGGCGAGACATTAGCAGAGTTTCATAATCATCTGTAGATAAGTAGTCCCCTTCTCCGGGTAAATCAATATAACCATTTCCCCATTTAGGACTATCTAGTTTTACCTCAGCTTGTCCGTATTTCGTCCAAGGTGAGCCTCTCCCTGAAGAATCAAGCACAGGTAAGTTTTTTGCTGTTCTACAAGTCCATACAACATCCACCCCATCAGATGTTGTTCCCCCTACAACCGTCCCCCATGTAGGTTCTGTAGTAGCATGAGTAGTTCCTGGTGTAGTACATTCATACCAATACCCATTAGATACAGTAGAGGTAACGTAATCCCCTGAAATCTTTGCTGTGTTCGCTGTCCAATCTGAAGGAGAAGCTAAAGCCCTGCAAGTCCAAACAACTGTTCCGTCAGATGTTGTTCCCCCAGGGGTAGTCCCCCACACAGGCTCTGTTATATCTGTATCTCCTGCTGTCGTACATTCGTAGCAGTAGTCTCCAACTACAGTAGGGAGAACGTAATCCCCATCTAAAAAAGTTGTTTCCATAGACCATATTGCAGTGTTAAAATTCAAAAGACAAACGCCTACTGCATTTGCTCTAGGGTCGTATCTCAGTCTTCTGTCATACGAGAAATCATGTTTTGTATCAGGAAAATTGGAGAGTGTAGTTACTGTAGAAGCTCCTACGGTTGTATCTCCGTCTGTAGCCGCAAAAACATAATTATCATAGCTCGTTAAAAGTTCTTCCCCTATTCGTACTCTATCTGCTGTTATTACGTTATTTGTTTTGCCTGCACTCAGAGCAAACAAAATAAACTGCCACATATTGTAGTCTTCATCTACTGTTCTGTAACCTCCGATAATAGGAGGGGCACTCCACAACTCTCCATATGCTACAGGAACAGGAAGTCCTGAAGCATTCATGTTTTGCATTCCTCCCCAACCGTACGTGGCTTTCTCTGAACCTGGAGATTCAGGTATTGTCGGGGACATGATTGAACTGATAAGAAGACCTGCTCCTATGGTTAAAACTGCCGCTGCAATATTGGCAACAACCATAGCAGTAGTAGCAGCCGTTCCTGCATAAGTAACAAGAAGTCCTGCAATTGCAGGGGCTCCTTGATACGATGAGATTATGATCATATCGCTCGGGAGCAATTCTTGTTCCGGCGAAGATGGGTATCCCTGACAACTAATATGAATCCTATCTACACCTAGCTTATCAAGATGTGCTTTTCCTAGCCTTATAGCCTCATCAATAGTAAGACCTAATCTCCAAGGGTAGTTGTACACAACTCTATCTTTAGAAGGGGAGATAAGATATGGGATAACTACAACTCTCACTGTTTCTTGCACAGGTAGAATCCCTTCACCAGTTTAGAATACAAACCATCAGTTACAGAAGATATATGGCATCCTAGTTCTTCATTGGTATGAATCATGTATCTTTTATCTATCATACGACCGAAGTGGGCAGACCCGTCAACATGCTTGAAAAGAACGATAGCTTTTCTGACGGGCTTGTCTATCTGTTCGTACTCGGGGAGCGTTTTCCTTACGATTCCCCAAACTTTATCAGCTTCATTGTGTGAAATATCAGAATAATCTGGAGTATCTTCTCCCATCAATTTTCCTGACTCAATAACAACACCCCAACAATCGTACAAATCAGGACCTCTGCCGTACTCTCCGAAAGGCTTACCGATAAGATGATCAAATTCACTTTTCATAAATCTTCATCATCCTGTATTGATCTAACAATACCTAATTGAGCACCAAAGTATTTTGCATTTCCATGTCGATCAAGACAGCCCCGTAAAGTTCTTGGGCATGTAGTTAATTCCCCAGAATAAGGGCATCTAGGATCTCCAGGAAAAGTAGGATACTGACAAATACTATCATGCATCTTCCAATAGGGCCAAGGCAAAGTCAGAGGGTTGTCAAGACCAGCAACAACAGTAGCTACTCCTCTGCTCACTGTAGGTTTCTTTATTTGGAACTTAGAGTAAAAAATGTATTCATCGGCTTCTAGTAGTTTGGAGTTGATAACATACAATTCTGCCCACATTCTTTTGAGCATATCATTATCTCTAATTGTCTGCTCAACCCCTCCACCTATGTTACTGAAATGAACTTGGATAGTGGGAGCGTACTCATTACCATCCTGAGTGATCCCGTCTATCTCAAACCAACTCTTCAACCAAGTAAT